TTAAAGCCTGTTCTGACCAAAAAAGATTGGCAGTAACACTTGCAAACAAAACTGATAGTAATGTGTATCTATTACAAGTTACACCTACGTCATTAAAGAATCTAAACTCGTACCAAAAAGATTTGTCGGTACGTGGAATACCCCCTGAGATAATAAAGACTAGATTATCTTTTGATATGGATTCACCTTATCCTAAACTGATGTTTAACTTTACAGGATTTAACTCAACTCCTACACAGGAGAATATAGATAAGCTGATAGGATCTGAATCAGTAAAGATAATCACAGGGGAATTAGTTGTCCAAGATGGACACACACAACCAATGTCTGCCAATAGCTACGGCTTTATTGAAGAGGTTGGTTTCACTTTAACTCAAGATGAACAAGGAGGTTCACATGAATAAAACTTTTACAACTGAAAAGGGAATAGCTTATTACCCTTACATATCAGCACCTGATACTAAATTTGATGAGCAAGGACATTACAAAGTTAATCTTTGTCTGTCTCAAGAAAAAGCTAAGCCTGTTATTGAAATGATTAATAACGAAATACTATCAGGCATTAAAGCTTTAAAAGCAGATAAGCCTAATGCTAATATTAAACAAGCACCACTGCCTTATGCAGATGAAACAGATGAAGATGGTAACCCTACTGGTAATGTGATTATCAAATTCAAATCTAAGGCGGCATATAAACCTGCTGTGTTTGATAGCAAAGGTACTATGATGCCTAACTCTAATATCTATGGTGGCTCTGAAATTAAAGTAAGTGGTTCTATTTCGTTTTACCACACAGGCTCTATAGGTGCAGGTGTATCTATAAGGTTACGTGCAGTGCAGGTAATACAATATGTTGAAGGTGCTGTTGGTGCTACCAAGTTTGGCTTTGGTGAAGAAGAAGGATTTACATTAGAAGATCCTGACACTAATGTGACTGATACTGCAGCTGCTGTAGAAGAGAACACTGCACCTGCGACATCAAATGTTAAACCTATCAAGCCTGTAACGAAGCTTAATCCCGCAGCAGCTGCACCGAAAGCAGAGACACCACAAGAAGTTGAGACGCATAAAGCAGAAGCAGTTGGAGCTGGAGCAGGATTAGCTGATGAGATTGCACAGCTTATCAATGATACAGATGCTGATGATGCGTAAGCCTATTGACTTTAAAAAGGTGGAGGCTTTAAGAAAGCATATGCTCTTGACAATTAAAGATATGTCGTATCTACTAAACGTTACTCGTATGACATATTATAGTTGGATAAAAGGAGGGCCTGTAAGAAAATCAAATGATAAAAAAGTAAGAGCAATGCTTAAACAGCTACTGGATATTATGACTGTGCATGAATGGCCTAGCCCTAATATAATCGCCCTTGAACCTAAAGAAAGAAGAGTGAAATTATTAGAGTTATTAGACAAAAATACTGTAGAAAACTAGGTACAAACATACACGGGCATACCGTTCCACCCCTCTGAGGGGCTTTAAAACGAGCCGTTTTTTAGTTAAGAAGGTGGTGGTGCTTCCTCCAGCATAGAATATTGTAATGGGTGTCCTATGCCGTAGCGTTAATGAGATACGTTCCGTCAACTGCTATTACTCTATTTTTACTGAGTCCTTCTATGATGGGTAAATACTCGCTTAGTAAACAATAGTAAATACTCGTGCCACCGATAAAAAGATAAAGGGTTAAAGTAATAGAAATCTCATGTTAATATAACTATGAGAGAACATAGGCAAAACTCACAACGTTTCCTCGCAGGACATGTTTTAGCCTATGTTTTCTCACCAGCTTTTTAGGAGAAATCATGCAAACTTTAGAATTTTTAAAGAAGGTTCTTCCTATCGAGGGATATTATGTAAACACCATAATTAATATTGATGGAAGAAAGCAAGGCTTCTTTGATAATATAGAAGACCTAGCTAAAAGTTGTACAAGATTAGATCGTACAAATAATAATACTTACTTTGCTATCTCTGCATTTGTAGAGAAAGGAAATAGGAAACAAGAAAACGTAAGAGCCACAAAAGTTATAGCGATAGATATAGATTGTGGTTCTGATAAACCATACCCAACTTGGAAAGAAGGGTTAATAGAACTAGGTAAGTTTATAAAGAAAATGGATTTACCAAAACCTATGGTAATCTTTTCAGGTAACGGACTACATGTATACTGGGTATTGGATAGAGAACTTGCACCAGCAGAATGGAAACCTTTAGCAAACTCTATGAAGATGTGTGCTATTGATAATAAGTTTGATATAGATGCAGGACTAACTGCTAACAGTGCATTAGTACTACGCCCTGTTGGTACACATAACCCAAAGAATAATAAAGAAGTTATGTTACTTATAGATGCAGACCCTATATCACCTGACATATTGAGGGATAAACTTTTGGATTACGTCTCTCACCAAGTAGTACAGCAAGAGCGTGGAAACATGTTGCTAGAAAACTTAGCTACTAAACAAGAGTTTCCCCCTGCAATTAGTGCAGTAGTAGAAGCTAAATGCCAACAGATAAACTGGGCTATAAGCAACCAAGATAAAGTACCTGAGCCTTTATGGTACGACCTTATAGGAGTAGCGGCTTTCTGTATTAACCCTGAAGAAACAGCAAAGAGATGGAGTAGTGGTCACCCAAACTATAATGAAAAAGCTACACTATCTAAACTAAATCACTGGACCAAATCAGCCAGTGGACCAACAACCTGTAGCAAGTTTGCAGTTGACAAACCTAATGGTTGCCGGGGCTGTAAGTTTAAAGATAAAATAGGATCACCTGCTAGACTAGGGATACAACATAAAGAAGTACAAACAACACAAGCACCTGATACAATAGCCAATCAAGTAGCTATACCTAGACCTTTCAAACGTACGGCAGATGGTATTAAAATATCTATAGATGATACTGACATAGACATTTGTAAGTTCGATATATATCCTGTAGGCTATGGTAAAGATGAGTCACTTGGTTACGAAACAGTTAGATATCACTGGAAAAGACCACATGTTGGGTGGCAGGAACTTACACTACGACAAGCATACCTGACTGAGGGCCATAGAGAGTTTGCTACAGCTATAGCAGACCAAGGAATTGTATTACATAATAGAAAACAAACGGAGTATTTTCAGCTAATGTTAAGAACATATATGGACGAACTAAGAAGCATAAGAAGTATGACTAATCTTTATGCTACTATGGGGTGGAAAGAAAACAGAACCCAATTTGTTATTGGAGATACTATAATAAGTAGAAAGAATGACGGTACAGTAACTGAGGAATCTATTACTCTTGCATCTTCTTCCCACCGTCTTGGGCAAGACTTATACGGAATGGCAGGTAACATAGCAGAGTGGACGAAGGCAACAACACTATTAGATAAAGTACATATGCCTTGGTATAACTTCTCTTTAGGTGTAGGACTATCTGCCCCACTATATTCATTTACTGGACTAAAAGGATTGACAGTATCTTTATACGGACCAACTGGTGGAGGTAAAACACTGGCTCAATATTGGGTGCAGTCTTTATATGGTGACCCTGAGAAGCTACACTTCGCTGCCAAGTTTACACAGAATACTTTGTTTGGAAGACTTGGACTGTACTCTAACTTACCTATGACAATAGATGAAGTAACCTTAATGCAGGATAAAGAAGTTGGTGACTTCTGTTACTGGGTATCACAAGGCAGGGATAAAGCTAGAATGAATCGTAATGCTGAAGAACGTGACGCTAAAACCTGGGCTACACCTGTACTAGTATCCACCAACAAGTCTCTACAAAGTAAGCTGATAGCGTCTGGTCTGGAGACAGATGCACAGATGGCTAGGCTACTTGAAGTACCAGTACCATCACACGATTTGTTCACAAAAGATTCAAATGCAGGTAGAAAACTGTATAACTTTATAACAAATAACTACGGACATATAGGTAAAGAATACATAAAAAGATTACTAGAGATTGGACCTGAAGATTTATCAAGGATTATAAATGATGCCACTGAAAACTTTAGTAGGACATACAAAGCCAAGTTTAGTGGTGAAGAAAGATACTGGGAAACTGCAATCATATTAGCAGACTTAGGTTCAAAACTTGCCAGTGAATGGGGGTTAATACAGTACGACTATAAGAAAGGAACAGAGTGGATACTATCTCAGATAGGTGCAATACGTAGAACAGTTAAGGAAAATCAGGTAGATGCTTTTGATCTTATTGCAGAATACCTTAATGATTGTGCCAGTACAGCTGTTACTGTTATGCATACTATAGGACAGAAAGCAGCTATAGACCATAACCGACTACCTCGTGGCGAGATAAGAGTACGCTTTGATGTATATAGAAAAGATAGTTCAGCACCTTTTGATAAGGGAACTATTATGATTGACCGTACTCACTTTCGTAAGTGGTTAAGTATGCGGGGCGCTGACTACAAAGCATTCACACAGGAACTTCTTGGTGAGAACGTAATCGCCACACCAAAATCTCAGAAGTTCTATCTTGGTAAAGACACTCCTATAAAGCTAGGACAGTCGTATGTAATTGGTGTTAATCTAAACCACCCAAGATTACAAGGCATACTTGATGAGGCTGATACAGCCGCAGAAGACCTAGTATATGGTAACCTAGGTTTAGTCTAGTTCCACACCCATTATTGTAGCCATCTTTTCAAGATATCCTCTCGTTGTAAGAGGCGTAGTTTTATAATACCTAGCTAGTGTTGGGTTCTTCGCCTCTTTAAGCGACCTACCAGCAGTCTTTAGAAAGTTTCTAAACTCCCACTCTGTACCTTTGTGTACTCTATTCCAATCCTTTACCATTCCTAGCACTCTCCGTGCTTCTTTTCTATCCCCCAATACCATAGCTGTAACGTACGCTTGGGTATATCTATTCTTGTATGACAAGATACGAGCGTTAGCATATTTAGATACTCTTACTAAATCATTATGCCTAGTGGCTATAGTAGGATAAAATCCCAACAACCTAGTAGCCCATTGCAAATACGCTAAATCCCTTGATATAACTTTTCCTTGTCTGTTGGTTATTACTCCGTCCTTTGCATACGAATAACTTTCTACCATATTCCTAAGTCCTGCCACAGGTGAGTTTTTAATTATGTTTTTAAAGGAAGTAGTATCATCTCTCATACCTATCTTCTCCATTCCATAACCACCTATTGCAAATGCTGTTGCTGTTCCGTCCCAAGATGCTGAGAACACAGGACCTAAACCATTCTTAAATTCCCTTAACCAATGTCCATCTCCTAACCCTGCTCTACCTAAACCTGTAAAAGGTATTAGATCCCCAAAGCCTAACCTAGTAGATACTGTACCCCCAAACCACTGATCAAGAGCACCTCTCATTATTAAATGGGGAACGTTATAACCTAAAAACTCCTTCGGAAGGTCCTCGAGTAGCTTGATTAATTCACCTTCAACACTAGCTTTTTTAATACCGAATATACGCATAAGCGTATCTATTGCGTCCATAAGATCATCAGCAAATGGAAGGCCTTTTACCCCTGCAAATAAAAGTAACAGACCTAGGAACATAATCTTCCCTCTATAGTCCATACGTTTCATAAGGTTAACAGAAATCATAAGGAATTGTTTATATAAAAATGCATACTGCATCCAACCCCCTCTTGCAATAGAAGGTCTATTATACATTCCATACTCACCTTGAGATTTATTAACAGCCATTTGCGCTTCTGCATATAAAGTCTGCTTTAAAAAATTTTCGCTTAAACTTTTATCTGTATAAGTACTAAGTTCTCTTTCCATTCTTTGTCGGTCAGAATTATTTTTAGCTGATGAAAGTATCCTTTTCTTTTCTAAACGATAAGCAGCTAATGCAGTTACTCTTCTGTTTAATTGTTCTGTATACGAGAACATACTCATCCAGGCTTTAACACCTGCAATTTTTATAGCACCTGGAACAATAGTGTCTCTACCTAATCCACCTTTAGATGACCCTTGCAATGAGTTAAACTGTGCAGCTTGTAGCGTACCATTTTTTGTTTGCTCTAAAAGAAAATGTACTTCATCTGCTGTAAATCCATACTTACTTTCTGCAGCTGATTCATCTTTACTAAACTCTTTTAGTACATCTTCAAGGTATTTAGCATCACCCCAACGTGCAAAAGCTAATTGCTTAGAAGCTTTAGTAATTTCAAATGAAGCATTGCCAAGCCCATACCCACCACCAAAACCATTCTCAGTCATATATGCTAGGTACGGTGTAGCATGGCTAGTAAGTGAAAAAAGGTTAATCGCAGCACTAGCTATGTTACCACCTAATTGAAACATAACTGTCATTGTCTTTAGCCACCCAGCGTTTTGGCTTATATAATCTTCTGTGCTGTGTACTATGTCTGTCTGGCCAGCAAAAAATGCATTAAATTCTATGCCTTTATTTAGGTACGTATTACCTCTACCAAGTAGCTTATGAACTTTTCCATTTAGATCTGTATAAGTATCTTTTCCATTATACTTCGCTGCCATAGTAACAAACTGCTGAACATACCGTTGATACTCACGAAGTTTTATTAACTTATCTGTTGCATTATGTGCCGCATTAACTTGGCTTGCAAGTGAGTCTAGTAAATTCTGATCACCTTTCCAAAGTTTTTCGTCAAGCATAATGTCAGTCATTCTGTATCTGTATTTATTTTTAGCTGCTATACGAGATTTCATTTCAAGATATTCTTTAACTTCATTCATTATATCTTCATCAAAACCTATAACATTAGAACGACGTAAAGCTTTACGGGTACGTGACTGAGTACCTGATAAATTTACAGCAACTTTATGTCTTTCATGGGCTTTTAATTCTACCCCCATATTTTTTAGCGTACGTATAAATGCAACAAAGTCTATAGTTCCTTCTAAGGGTGCAAGCCCTCTTGCATCTTCTTTTACAAATTTAATATCTACAAGTATTTCATTACCAGCCTCATCTTTTAAAGCCCACCCTCCTTCAAGTGCAAACTCTTCATCTAAAGCTTTCTGTAAATTTAAAGCTGTGGTTTCATCATTAGGTTGGAAGAATGGAAGTAGTGCCAAAGAATCTCTACTTAGTTTTACTATGTTTGTTGTTCCTGCAGCATAAGCTATAGGTCTAACTTGGTATCTTCCTTTTCTAGGTAAGTGTACATAGTTTCCAAAGATAGTATGCATCGCAGTCATTTCAGATTCTTTAAGTATCTGGAACTCCATACCTAACTCTCTTATAGAATTTTGTATTTGGTTTTTCACTATATTGTCTGATATATTTAATTTACGTAATCTAGGTAAAGCTTCAATTATATCTCGTATTTCTGAGGTAAGACCTTTGAACTGGGAGAGGTCAGTGAACGCTCCAAACTCTTCTATGATTTTTGCTTTCTCTTCTTCAGTAATATTGTACTTACCATCTGCTAAATCCTGCCAATCTTTAGCAGCACCGTCCTGCCATAAAGCTCTTGTTATAGCTACTAGAAAAGCATCTGATCTATCGAATGCTTTCTGACTGACGTCAATAGAATCACCATCTTTTGATATAGAGTTTTTGAGCCTAAGAGTATTATATACATCTATAATACGCTTCATAATTTTTTTATCTGCGTTATCGTTAAACACATTCCAGCGTCTTATTATATTAGCTTTCTCTTCTTCAAATGCATGGTAGTTAGCATGCACCACATCTATATTAGACTCTGCTATAGCATCTCTATGCTCTGTAAATAGCGTCCATATTTTTTTGTGGCTTGCATTATTAACAGGGTCAAAAGTTTTAAGGTCAATCTTATATGGCCCTTGATTCATCTGTTTATGTAGGTCTGTGTATCCTGGATTTTCACGAGCACCTATAGGAACTTTAAAGTTATCTACAATATCTTTAATAGATATATTCCCTATCTCTTTAATCTTATTTATAAGGTCTTGGTTTGGAATAATTAAACCTGTCTGCTCATCAACAAGATAAAACTTAAGTGCTTTATATCTTTGCTCAGGAGTCATATCTTCTGTGAATATTTGTTTTACACTAGTATCATAGTCATAAAGTTTAGCCATAGTTGCATAAGCTAATAACATATTGGCTATATGACGCTCTTCTTTATTAGGGCCATTAAACATATTCCTTACAAAGTCAGTCATTTGCTCGTACTTATTAAGCAACATAGTAGAGTAGTTACCTTGTCTTTGGGCTACAATAAACATTTCCTGTATACCTCTGCTATACAAAGCCATGTTATCTAAAGTAGAAAGCTCTCTTTTAATGAAGTCCCATATATTTTTTATTCCTCCTGCTTTAGCCCAAGCTTTCTTTAAAAGTCCTACCGCTCCAAAGTCGCGGCCATTAGGTTGCATGGAAGCAGATATGTTAGCTAAATGATCTGCTCCATTTTGTGCTGCATAGCTTGCAGCAAATCTTGTTTCTGCTTCTCGTTCCAGCCTAGCTGCATTCTCCTGCATAGACAACATACTTACATCTGAAGCTATCTGCCCATGACGTACGTATCTGTTTATCTGATTAATAAGTGTACGAGCAAGATCATCTTTGAATTTTATACCAAATATATTATGGAGTGCGGTTCTAACTTTAGCCCAAAACCGTTTCCATACAGTTGATTCTAAAACGGCAGCATAGTCTGCTATAACTTCTTCTATAGCTTCAAGTCTAGATACACCATCGTGGTCTTTCATAAACCTGTCTGTTTCATTCTTTACGAACTCACTATTATCATAGATATTTTCTAGTGTAGATCTAAGCTCACCTTTAGAAAATATAGAACGAAGCCCGAAGTGACCTAAGATTTCATGGGCTAATGTAAACTTTAACTGCTGTGATGTAGCTATATTATCGCTAAATACAATTACTTTAGTTCCAAACGCAAGAGCATAAGCTCTGGATGCAACAGTATCAAAGTCTCCTTCTATTCTTGCAGCTTTAGCTTCTGCATGTAACTCAGGGTTATTAAGTATTAAATCCCTAAGATTTTTATATACAAATACTCTAGGTTTTACTTTAAGCTTACGCAGTAATTGTTTTATAAGTAACTTAACTTTACCTATACCCATAGGTGTAATTGGCTTATCGTCTTCCAGTCTTCTAAATTCTGTACTACCATCAGGATCTATATTAGAAAAATCTATATTATGTTGGATGTCACTTAGATCTTCAGAAGACTTAAGAAACGGTTGCTCATTTGTTTGTTTTATGTTTGTAAGATTATTAATATCGTTTAGTTTTTCACCTACGGCATTAATAATACCGTCAGCTTGGTCATTTTCATAACCTACATGAGCAAGTGCATCAGCGCTGGATTGAAGTATAGCATCTTTCTTTATCTTAGCTTCTGCTAATTCTGCTGATATCCAATTATAAGCATAATAAGTTGTTAGCATTTTATTTACTTGTTCCAGTGTATCTTTTGTATTTAGCCCCTTGTATGTATTATCTGGGTCATATGTAAGTTCATAAATTGTTTCACCATTTGGATTCTTTTTGGCTTTGTAAACACTATTAACAGGTGACGGTATACTTCTAACGCTTACTCTATGTTGGGTTGAATGAGGTATTTGTTCTAATTTAACATGCCACTTCATGGTAAGCTTACCGGTATCATCAAAGTATTCCCATAAAGGTATGCCTTGAACTTTATAGTTTTGATCAGCGTGTTTAAATAATCTTTCTATACCTTCTTTAATTTGTTTTATTTGGCTTTGGTTTCTATTAGGCATATACTCTACAAGTTTTGTATAGAGTTTATTTTTTCTATAAGATTTACCATTATCATCAAATGAAGCAGCGACTATTTTTATTTCACCATTTATTATTTTTTCTATTTGTTCTTCTAAAATTTTAGATACGTCTACTCTTATTTGATCTAAGCTATTATTTTTAAATATTCTATCCCTAGTTTGTGTAAGGAAATCCATACGCCAATTTGTATACGACATTGATATATCGTTAAGAATTTTTAATTCTTCAGGGGATAATTTTTTTTCAAATGCTTTTCGCAGTCTTAGTGCTTCAGCTTGTCTTTTCTTTTCTAGCCCAGCTAAATCAGGTTGTCTTGTTGTAAAGTAATTAGCTTTTTCGTTTAGCTTAATATTATAATTATCTATTTGGTCTTTAGATAATTCTACCCCATCTATCTTAGCACCTTCCAAGCCTTCAAATATGTATATGTTTGTGCCGGGAACAAGATCATTAATACCGTGATCCGGCTTCTTATTAATAACTGGTAATTGTTTATAATAGTCCAACCATATAAGCCAGCTAGGGACATTACCATTTTCTAGTTTAACCTTTAAGATTATCTTACCTGCATTAGGTCCTTCTTCTACAAAATTAAAACTTGATCGCTGTCTTTTAGCATCTACTATTTTATTATTAACCCAACGTAATTGTGGGTCAGACAATTTCCCAGTTTCACGGGCGTTAACAAACCAGCTTAATGCTTTAGCCTGTATCTCTAGCTTATTACCAGCTTTATCTTTTGAAGTGTGAAAAGTTTTACCTGCTATAGAACCTTCTTTAAAGAAAGCTACGTTAATCATTTCAGTAATAGCGATATCAAATTGTGAATTTTTTTCTACTTCGTTTGTATCCATATTTTTAGAATCAGGTAGCATTGCATCAAGGTCTTGCTGTATATGATCGTATATTTCAGCAGCAGATTTTCCTCCTTCACTATAGTCTACAACAAAGAACCATTGCCTAAGTAACTGATAATAAAGTCTGTTTACTTCAGTACTATCAAGCTGGTTTAAATCAGACTTAAGTATAAAATTTTTTCTATCGTCTTCTCTTAACTTGTCCCATTCTAACCAATGATCATAACGTACAGCATTATATATAGCTTGAGCTGATTTAAGTCCGTTATGATTAGTAGGACTCATAGATTTATCTCGTGTCTTATTTCTTTTCTGTGAGTCTTCGTTTAACGCTTCTCTTGTTTCAGATATATTTTTCTTTTCTTCTTTAGATATGTTAAACATATGCTGTTTATATACAGTAAGCCCACCTTCAATTTCTGTAATTTCAATTACATCCACTGTTCTTTCACTAGTTTTTATAGCAGGTAAATCTATTATACTACGTCCGCTACCTTTAAGTTTGTTATTAAAGTATGTAACTACAGACGCAGGTAAATTACCTCCTAATTCTATGTCTGCTATTTTAGTAACTTTTATACCCTTTTCTCTTAAAGAAGCTATACCACGTGGAATAAGTTTGCCAGCGGCAGCAGCTTCTAACCAAGTACGTGCAGTACCTTTTCTTAAGTCGCCACTTGCTATGTCAGGCTTATACTTTTTCCTCTTTA